CTCAACCTATGTGGCCCGCAGCGTCAACGCTGCGGACAGCCGCATGGTCAACCTCTTTCCAGAACTTGTACCGGAAGGCGGCAAGGAACCGGCGTTTCTTCAGCGGGCGCCAGGCTTGCGCCTTCTTGCCACGGTAGGCACTGGGCCTATCCGCGGGCTGTGGCAGTTTGGCGGGTTTGGCTACGCCGTGTCGGGCAACACGCTCTACAAAATCACGACCGCGTGGGCTGCGACGGCGCTGGGCACCATAGCCGGAGCGGGGCCGGTGTCCATATCAGACAACGGCACCCAGTTGTTTGTGGCCGCCAACGGGCCAAGCTACATCTACAACGCCAGCACCAACGCCTTCTCGCAGATCACGGACCCGGATTTTCCGGGCGCAGTCACGGTCGGATTTATCGACGGGTACTTTGTCTTCAACGAACCCAACAGCCAAAAAATCTGGGTTACAAGCCTGCTGGACGGCTCCGCTGTTGACCCGCTGGACTTCGCCAGCGCTGAAGGTTCGCCCGACGGGCTTGTGTCGCTTGTGGTCAGCAACCGCGAAATCTGGCTGTTTGGCACCAACTCCACCGAGGTCTGGTACGACGCCGGCACCGCGGATTTTCCCCTTCAGCGCATCCAAGGCGCGTCAAACGAACTCGGCTGCACGGCGGCCTATTCGGTCGCCAAGATGGACAACACCGTGTTCTGGCTGGGCGCCGACGCGCGCGGGCGCGGGATGGTGTACCGGGCCAACGGCTATATCGGGCAGCGCATTTCGACCCACGCGGTTGAATGGCATATCCAGCAATACGGCGATCTCTCCGACGCCATCGGCTACACCTACCAGCAGGACGGCCATTCGTTCTATGTGCTGATCTTCCCGCAGGCCAATACGACGTGGGTTTACGACCTTGCCACGCAAGCCTGGCACGAGCGCGCGGGTTGGTCCAACGGCGCGTTCACGCGCCACCGTAGCAACTGCCAGATGGCGTTCAACAATGAGATTGTCGTCGGCGATTTTGAGAACGGTAACATCTACGCTTTCGACCTCGACGTGTACGCTGACAACGAAGCCATCCAGCGGTGGCTACGGTCCTGGCGAGCGCTGCCGACCGGGCAAAACACGCTGCTCCGCACGACGCACCACAGCTTGCAACTAGACTGCGAGACAGGCGTAGGACTGACCAGCGGCCAAGGCAGCGACCCGCAGGTAATGTTGCGCTGGTCAGACGACGGTGGCCACACATGGTCCAACGAGCATTGGACCTCCATCGGCTTGATCGGCGCCTACGGATACCGGGCGTTCTGGCGCCGGCTGGGCATGACGCGCAAAATTCGCGACCGCGTATACGAGGTGTCGGGCACCGACCCGGTGAAGATCACCATATTGGGCGCCGAACTGCGCGCCAGCCCGACCAATGCCTAGCCCGCCCAACATCACCAACATCCCGGCGCCGCGCGTTCCGATCATTGACGAGCGCACCGGGTTATTGTCGCGGGAATGGTATCGGTTCTTCTTCAACCTGTTCAATCTGACCGGCAACGGCAACTGGACCTCGCTGCAAGACCTTCAGCTTGGGCCGCCTAGCAGCCCTGACGACCAGCTTGCCGCGCAGCAACTTGCCGGCGCTTTGGCGGCGCCTGACGGGTCGGCGCAAGAGGCGCAGATTGCCGTGCTGCAAAGCCAGATACACGCGCTCTCGCTCACACCCCCGCTCACGCCACAGGCGCCCAACCCTGTTTTTGGATCGTTTTACAGCACTGTGGACCAGCCCGACGGCTCTACCACAACAGCGTACCCGCTGGTCTACGACACGATCCAGATAGAGCGTAACGTCGAGTTGCAGGACCGCACGACGACGTTTACGGCGACCATCGGCCCTGCCAGCACCACCATGACCGTGACCGCAATCAGCGCCGGGCCGATCTACCCCGGTATGGTCATCACCGGCACGGGCGTTACGGCGGGCACCTACATCGTGTCGCAGACCACCGGCACGGACGGCAGCACGGGCGATTACGTCGTTAGCGCCTCGCAGACCGTGGCGTCCACGACCATTACCGGGACGTGCAAGTCTAAGATCGTCGTGCATGAGGCGGGCACTTACAACGTCCAATTCAGCATTCAGTTTGTCAACACCGACAACAGCATCCACGACACGGACGTGTGGCTGCGGAAGAACGGCACGAACGTGGCCGACAGCAACAGCCAGTTTTCGGTGCCCAACCGTCATGGCGGCGTAGACGGGCACTTGATCGGGGCGCTAAATCTGTTTGTGGAAATGGCGCCAAACGACTATGTTGAACTGATGTGGGCGACCACCAATTCGGCGACCACAATCCAGTACATCGGCGCCCAAACCGGTCCTGTGCGCCCGGCTACGCCGTCTGCTATAGTGACTGTATCCTTGGCCTCTGTGCCATCGAACCAAGGGGTATGATATGGCCGTTACCGTAACCGTCCTGATCCCGGCCAAGACCGCCGAAGCCGCGCAGACGACGCAGTACACCTCGACCGGCGTAACAACGATCATCGACAAGTTCACCGCGACCAATTACAGCGCCGCCGCGGCAACGATCAGCGTCAATCTGATCACGGTCGCAGACTCGGCCGGCAACGACAACTTGACCGTCAAGACCAAGACGTTGCAGGCTGGCGAGACCTACACGTTCCCCGAGGTTGTCGGTCAGGTGCTGGCGCCGGGCGGGTTTATCTCCACCATCGCCGGCACCGCGTCGGCGGTCAACATTCGCGCCAGCGGGCGCCAGGTGACGCAGTGACCATCACCATCCGCCGCCCTGAATACGCTGACCTAGGCCGGTACACCGAACTGGCCGTTGAATTTATTAAGTCGGCCCCTATCAGCAAGCTGGTGGACATTACGCCCGACAACGTGGCGGACTTTTTGGTTCGCGCCATGGACAACCCTAACGTCGGCATGTGGATGGCGGTCAAAAACGGCGTCATTGTCGGCATTTGCGGCGGCCTGCATTACCCTCTGTATTTCGGCCCGCAGCACACTATTGTGCAGGAGTTGTGGTGGTGGCTGACCCCCGACGCGCGGGGCAGCGGCGCCGGGCAGGCGATGTACAAGACGCTGGAAGCGTGGGCCAAAGAAAATAACGCCGCCGCAATCTTTATGATTGCGCTGGACGACGATAGGGTGGAAAAAACCAGCAAGTTTTACGAGCGCGCCGGGTATATGCCTTTGGAGCGCACGTTTGCGAAAAGGGCCGCGTCATGGCTGTAGCAACTTCAACGGCAATTCTCGGCGCCGCGGCGTTGGGCACCGGCGTTAGCATGTACGCGGCGGACAAAGCGGCAGGAGCGCAGAAGAGAGCCGCGCGCGACGCGGCTGCCGCTACCTCCGCGGCCGCGCAGAAGTCCATCGACGCCCAGGAGCGGATGTTCGGCAAACAGGTCGAACTGCAAGAGCCGTTTCGCCAAGCTGGCCTAACCGCACAGAACCGAATGATGACGTTGCTTGGGCTTGAGGGCGGCGAGGCAGGCGCACCTGATTACGGTCGGTACGCCAAAGATTTCACCATGGCCGATTTTGAGGCCGACCCCGGCTACGGGTTCCGCATGAGCGAAGGTATGAAGGCGCTTGAACGGTCAGCGGCCGCGCGCGGCGGCCTTCTGTCTGGCTCTACGCTCAAGGGCATCACGCGGTTCGGACAGGGCACGGCGTCTGAAGAGTACCAGAACGCGTTCAACCGCTACCAGGTGAACCGCGCCAACCAGCTTAACCCGCTGCAAAGCCTTATGGGTTCTGGCCAGACCAGCGCAAACGCCCTGACTTCGGCGGCCGGCCAAACCGGCGCCGGGATGGGCAGCACTTACATGGGTATGGGTGCCGGTCTATCAAACGCCGCGATGGCAGGCGGCGCCGCCCGCGCGTCGGGCTACACTGGCATGGCCAACGCGCTGACCAGCGGCCTTAGCACGGGCGCCAATCTGTACATGCAATATCCGCTGTACCAAGCAATGGGCCAGTATTACGGTCGCCCTAGGGGTACTGTTGGCGGCCCCGGCGATACGTTCCAAAGTTAAGGAAACGGAACTATGGTAGATTACGCTATCGCGAACCAAATCCGTCCCTTCCAACTGCCTGACATCGCCGGCATCGCTGGCGCCATGCAGGGGTTGGAATTGAACCGTATGCGGTCGCAGCAGCTTCAAGGCGCCGAGCAGGAGCGCAACGCGCTGCGGCAGTTAATGAGCGACCCAAACTTTGATATTTCAGCCCCCGACGCTGCGCGGCGCTTGTTGGGAGTGGCGCCCACAACAGGCGCGGCTACATACCAAGCCTTGCAAGCAGGGCAGCGCGAGCGTCGTCAAGCGCAAGTAGCTGATTTGGACAGGACGATTAAATATACGCAAATTTACCGCGACAGAGTGGCGGGGGCTACACCAGAAAATTACCCGGCTTTGCGCGCGCAAATTGTCCGCGATGTTCCAGAATGGGCGGCATTATTTCCTGAACAGT